TACACAGACTTTAACAAACAAAACTTTAACAGACCCTATAATTGCAAATATTTTATCTGTATCAAATGGAGATGTAAGCTTAGCTCCTAATGGTACGGGTCACGCAACTGTTAAAGGTAATGATAATCCAGGTATTATTCAATTGAACTGTGAACAAAATACACACGGTCAACAAATAAAATCACAACCTCATTCAACAAATACAACTAACGTCATGCTGTTACCAGAAGGTGCTGATTCAACTTTAGTATCTCGTGTTTCAACAGACACTTTAACAAACAAAACTTTAACTAGTCCTACAATTGGAACAAAAATTGCAGATACTAATGGAAATGAATTATTACTTTTAACGGCTACAGGTTCAGCGGTTAATGAATTTACTTTAGCTAATGCTTCAACAGGTAATGGGCCAACCCTTTCAGCAACAGGTGAAACTAATGTTGGTATAAATATTAATCCTAAAGGAACAGGGGTTTTTAAATCAGGATCTGGTGCAGTTAAAATTGCAGGTTTGGAGACTATATGGGTTCCAGCTTCAGCTATGTATGGATCAACAACTAATCCTGCGGACGCAGCTCAAATAGAAACAACAGCAGGAAGACCAGATTTAAAAACTTTTGATTTTGATCCGGATACACAACAACACACACAATTTTCAGTAGCTTTTCCTAAATCATGGAATGAAGGTACAGTAACTTATCAAGTTTATTGGTCACCTAGTACAACTAATACAGGAAACTGTTTCTTTGGAATGAATGGCGTAGCGGTTGGTGATGGTGATACTATTGATGTAGTATTTGGAACTCAACAAACAATTACAGATGCTGGTATAGGAACAGTAGAAGATCAACAGGTTACATCTGTTAGTAGTGCAATAACAATTGCAGGTTCTCCAGCAGTTGATCAACAAACTTATTTTCAATTTTTTAGAGTTGCAACTTCAGGTACAGATACTTTTACCGGTGATGCTAGAGTTCTTGGTGTTAAAATATTCTTTACTACTGACGCTGCTAACGACGCATAAGGAATTTAGATATGAGAGACATTAAAAATAAACTTACTTCAAGTAAGAATACAAAAAATACACAATCAAGAAGAGGTAAATCTTTTGGTTATCAAGTCTTAGGATTTGGTGCTGGTGGATCAGCTTCATTTATTGTTGCAACAGGTGGAACAATATCAACTGTTGACACAGATTATAAAGTACACACATTTACAGGTAATGGAACTTTTGAAGTTACTCAAGCAGGTAGCGGAGCTAATGCAGGAGTTGGTTATTTAATAGTTGGCGGCGCTGGGGCAGGTGGTTCAGGTTCAACAGGTGGCGGTGGTGGAGGCGGTGGTTATAGAGAAGCAACAACAGGTGGCTATACAGCAAGCCCACTAGCTACTGCAACACTTGTACCTGTTAGTGTACAACAATATCCAATTGTAATCGGTGCGGGTGGTGCTAAGGGCAGTCCGGGACCGGAAGATAATACTACTCAGGGTGGAAATACTGGAGTAGCCTCAAGTGCTGTAGGTTTAACTTCAGCCGGAGGTGGTAGAGGAACAAGTGGTGCTACACCAACTAGAGGACCCGGTGAAAGTGGTGGTTCTGGTGGTGGAAATAATTCAGGTACTACTCCTATTCACGCAGGAAACACTCCCCCAGTTAGTCCTCCACAAGGATTTCCAGGAGGAAATGCTCCCGCAGGCTCTCCTTCAGGTCTTGGTGGTGGTGGCGGTGGAGCAGGTGATTCTAGAGCCCAACAATGGGTTGGTGATAATGGTGGTACAAGTTCAATCACTGGATCAGCAGTAATTTTAGCAACTGGTGGTGGCGGTGGTAAAAATTCCGGTACAGGTGTACCCTCTAATGGTGGTCCAAGAGGTGGTGGTGAAGGTGGCAATAGTAATATCGCAGGAAATTCTGGTGCTACTGGAAATACTGATGGTGGAGATTCAGGAACTAATCTTGGAAGCGGTGGTGGTGGTGGCGGTCGTCAAAACTCTGTTCAATCAAGAGCTGGTGGTAGTGGTGGTGCTGGTGTAGTACACATAAGGTATAAATTTCAATAGGAAAATATTATGGCACATTTCGCAAAAATATCAGAAGAAAATGAAGTACTTGAGGTTAATTATATAAATGATTCAGATATGCAAGATACTGATGGAATTGAGGATGAAACAATTGGACAAACTTTCTTAGAACAAACAAGTAATTGGCCTGTCCATTTATGGATTCAAACTTCTTATAATACACATGATAATATTCATCAACTAGAAGGCACTCCCCTTAGAGGAAATTACGCAGGAATTGGTTATACTTGGGATAGTACTAATCAAATTTTTTGGTCTCAAAAACCCTATTCATCTTGGATAAAAAATCTAACAAATGCAAAATGGGAATCTCCAATAGGGAATGCTCCAGAATTAACAGCAGAACAAAAATCTCAAAATGAAATAGATTTTACTCATAAATGGATTTATTCTTGGAATGAAGAAAATCAAACTTGGGATTTATCCAACACTTTAGCTTAATACTTGACACTATAAAATATTTATATATATTTATATATAGGTATGCATAAGAAAGTATTAACAGAACAAGCATTATATTTTGGTGATGTTAAAATGCCAAAACATTGGGAGATAGATCCAAATGATCTAGCTCAGCATATATTACATTCTAGTTTAAATAACACAGAACTTAAATTTTCAAGAACTTGGGACAAGTTAGATACATACATAAGAAATTATGTAGGTTTAAAATTTAACATAAAATTAGTAAATAAAAATAGATGGGGTAATATCTATAAACCTAATCAAACAACAATTCCTTTATTAAATATTGATCCAGTAGATCTACGAAACTCTCCAGACTTTACCATGTTATATGGTGTTAAAGTTAAAGACTGTTTTGTTAGGGTACATTACGATGATAATAGACGTAAGGGAAGAAGTTGGGACGTAGAACTTAAAAATAACATGTTCTTAATGTTTCCCTCAACTAATATGTATTACATAACTAATAATCAAAAAGATGATTTAAATTTTATACAAACAAACACTTATGAATATATCTAATTACTACTGGTATTTTAAATCTGCCATACCACCAAAAATTTGTGATGATATTATTAAATACGGTTTATCTAAAAAATCTTTATTAGCAAGAACAGGAGGCTATGGTAATAAAAAACTTACTAAAAATGATGTTAAAGATATTAAAAAAAAAAGAAACTCAGATTTAGTTTGGTTAAATGATCCTTGGGTTTATAGGGAGATACATCCATACGTACATCAAGCTAACAGAAATGCAGGTTGGAATTTTGAATGGGATTTTTCTGAATCTTGTCAATTTACTAAATACAAATTAAATCAATATTATGACTGGCATTGCGACAGTTGGGAAAAACCTTATCATAAACCCAATGATCTTAATAGACATAATAAAATTAGAAAATTATCTATGACTTGTCAATTAACAGATAGTTCAGAATATGAAGGTGGGGAATTAGAATTTGATTTTAGAGATTACGATCCGCATACAAGGGACGAAGTTTTGCATGTAAGAAAAGCAATGGAAATATTACCAAAAGGTTCTATTATTGTGTTCCCTTCATTTGTTTGGCACAGAGTTAAACCAGTAACTGCTGGTACAAGATATAGTCTTGTCGTTTGGCATTTAGGAAAACCTTTTAAATAATATGTTTAAAGAAATAAATAATTTTTTATCAAATAATTTTTTATCGGAAATACTTACCAATAGTTTTCCTTGGTATATAACAGACACTACAAAAATTAAAGGGAAGACGGGTAAGCCTTATTTTTTTCATCTACTGTATTTTAACGAACCCAACAGTACTTATTATGAAAAAATTATGCCAAAGTTTATTGAAAAATTAAAAATAAAAAAATTAATTAGAGCTAAATTAAATTTGTATCCAAAAACATTTAACATAGAAGAACATAACTATCATGTTGATTTTAAGTACCCCCATAAAACCGCTCTTTATTATGTTAATACAAATAATGGTTTTACTATATTTAAAAACCCTTATAAAAAAATAAGTTCTAAAAAAAATAAAATAATTTTATTTGACGAATTAAGTGAACATAAAAGTACTAGTTGTACTAACAAAGATTTTAGAATTACTTTAAATATAAACTATGAGCTTTAAAAAAAATAAATACACGGTTATAAAAAATGCAATTAATAAAGACTTGGCTTTGTTTTTATATAATTATCTTTTAATAAAAAAACAAGTTTTTGATACTTGTAGTAATGCTCGTTATATTTCACCTTATGAAACTATGTTAGGTAACTATGAAAACAAAAATGATCAAATACCAGAAACTTATAGTCACTATTCTGATATAGCAATGGAAACTTTAATGTTAAAGTGTCAACCAATTATGGAAAAGAATACAGGATTAAAATTATATCCATCTTATAGTTATGCAAGAATTTATAAAAAAGGTGATGTACTTAAAAGACATAAAGATAGATTTAGCTGTGAGATATCTACTACTATGAATTTAGGTGGCGATGATTGGGCTATTTATTTAGAACCATCGGGAAAAATAAATAAAAAAGGAATTAAAATAAATTTAAAACCAGGAGATATGTTGGTCTATTCAGGTTGTGAACTAGAGCATTGGCGAAACAAATTTAAAGGCAAAGACTGTGCTCAAGTATTTTTACACTATAACAATAAAAAAACTCCAGGCTCAAAAGATAATATGTTTGACAAGCGTCCACATTTAGGACTTCCTTCTTGGTTTAAAAGGTGATATATCTCCCTATAATGGAGGCAGTACCACCATACCCACTGCCTCCTTTATAAGGATTTTATATGTTACAAAAACTAGGTTTTTTACCAGGATTTAATAAACAAGTTACATCTACAGGAGCCGAGTCTCAATGGACCGGTGGCACTAATGTACGTTTTAGGTATGGTACTCCAGAAAAAATAGGGGGTTGGAGTCAATTAGGTGAGTCAAAACTTACTGGTGCAGCCAGAGGTTTACATCACATGGTTAATAGAGACGGTATTAAATATGCTGTTATCGGAACTAATAGAATTTTATATGCATACTCAGGAGAAGTATTTTACGACATACACCCTTTAGTTAATCCAG